GCGCTGATCCCACCCCCCATAGGTGAGGATGGGCGCGCACACCCTGAAGGACGCAATCGCTTGACAGACCAAGACCGCCTGCCCGCGCTGTACCGCGACATCTTCGAGACCGACCAGCGCGGCGCGGCCATCCTCGAGGACCTGCACGCCAGGTTCGGCATCGTCCGCGTGACGACGAATGGCGGCGTCGATGCGGTGCTGAAGACTTTCACAAGCGCAGCCCAAGCCCACGTGCTGGGCTACATCCTGAACCAGATCGCCAAAGCCAACGGCGATCGGCCCATCAACCCCCAAGACGAGGAAGCCACGCCATGAGCGACGCCACCACCATCGAAGCACCCGCACCGGCCGCTACGCCAGCTGCTGCCCCAGCAGCCGCTGCGCCCACGCCGCCGGCCGCCACCTCGGCAGCTCCTGCAGCCGCACCCGCTGCCGCACCTGCGGCGCCCGAGAGCCTGATCCACGGCGACCCCACCGCGCCGGTGGCCGATGGCGCCAAGCCGGGCGACCCTCCGGCTGACCCGTTCGCCGCCCTGCTGGGCAAGGTGCCGGAGAAGTTCCACGTCAAGGATGGCGATAAGCTGGATCCGGCCGCGTCGCTGGCCAAGGCCCTCGAGCACCGCGACCACCTGGAGAAGCGCCTGGGTGCTGGCGACCTGCCGCCCAAGTCGCCCGCCGAGTACGCCTTCGAGATGCCCGAGGACCTGAAGGACTTCGCGCTGAAGGAAGACCGGGTGACCGCGTTCAAGGAAGAGGCCCTGACCAAGGGCATCACCGGCGAGCAGTTCAAGTGGATGATGTCCAGCTACCTGAAGGCCGCGCCCGACCTGATGGAAGGCGCCGCGGCCATGACGGCGGCCCAGGCCCGGGCCGAGCTGCAGAAGGTGTGGACGCAGCCGGCCGACATGGACATGGGCATCGACAACGCCAGCCGGGCGCTTCGTGCACTGCCGAAGGACCTGGTCGAGGCGACGCGCGAGCTGGGCACGAATCCGGCGTTCCTGCGCGCCATGTCGCATTTCGGCGCCCAGCTGCGCGAGGACCGGCCGCCGAGCGATGGCGGCGGCGGCCAGGCTGCGCAGACCGTGGAGCAGATGATCGCCAGCGAGGCCTATCGCAATCCCAAGCATGCCGACCATCAGCGGGTCAGCGCTGCGGTGCGCCAGCACTATGAGAGGGTGGCCGGCAAGGCGCCGCTCTGACGCCACCAGGCGCAGCAACGAGGCCGCCTTCGGGCGGCTTTGTCGTTTCTGGGCCGGAATCGGCGCGGATTCGCGCCGCGCCACCGGAGAACACTCCCTCCCCATCAGGCCCGCATTGGCGCGCGGATCACCTGCAGAGCCCGCAGCGGCGCCCGACAAGGCAGGGCGCGCAGCACGTAGACCAGCGGCCCGCTGTGGCGGATCACCCGAAAGCCGGACCACCCTTCGACTTTAGGAGCAGGACACCATGTCCGACACGATCACCCAGAACTTCGTGCAGCAGTTCGACACCTCGCTGCGCATGCTTGCCGCCCAGATGGACAGCCGTCTGCGCATGGCCGTGACCGACCGCGGGACCATCACCGGCGAATCGTTCACCATCAACAACATCGACCCGACCGGCGACCTGCCGGCCGACAACGTGCGCCACGGCGACACGGTCTTCAGCGACATCACGCACACGGCCCGCGTGGTGACCATGAAGGACTTCTTCGACGCCCTGCCGCTGGACCGCGCCGACATCCCGAAGATGCTGGTCAACCCGGTGACCGGCGGCCACTACGCCAAGACCCTGATCGGCAAGCGCAACCGCAAGATCGACAACCTGATCTATCGGGCCTGCCGCGACAGCCAGCTGCTGAAGGACGGCTCCAGCACCGCGCTGCCCGCCGGCCAGAAGATCGCGCACGGCGGCACCGGCATGACCAAGGCCAAGATCATCCAGGCCCGCAAGCTGTTCCGTGCCAATGAGAAGGACAAGCACAACGGCGAAGATCTCTACATGGCCTACACCGCCGACATGGTCGAGGACATCATGTCCGACACCACGCTGACCAGCGCCGACTTCCTGGCGAACAAGTTCCTGCAGGAAGGCGATGTGGTTGGCAACTGGCTGGGCTTCACCTGGATCCCCTTCGAGGGCATCGATCCGGTGAGCTCGTCCACCTACTACTCGGTGGCCTGGGCCAAGTCGGCGATCCACCTGGGCGACGGCTATGTCGAGGGTCGCGTCGACCGCCGGCCGGACAAGAAGAACCTGTGGCAGACCACCATCAACTGCTCGATGGCGGCTGGCCGCCAGGACGAGAAGGGCGTGGTCGAGATCGCCTACCAGTGATCTGACGCCACCAACCGAAACCATCTGGAGTTCACCACCATGAAGACCTTCACCATCCTGATGCCGCTGCTGCTCGCTGCTGCCGCCATCATCGCCGTGCTGCTGATCCCGGGCGCTGCCCGGGCCATCGGAGAGCGCGTCAATGACCTGCTGTTCGGGCTCATGGCCCGCACCGGCAGTGTGCTCGGCATGGCCGAGATCAGCTCCCGCGAGGCCACGCGCCTCGCCACGACTGGCGGCAAGATCCGCGCCGCCTCGTCCGGCGAAGTTCGCGCCAGCGTCATCACCGGGCCGGACACCGCGGCCTGGGCGCAGAACGACACCTGCGGCAACCGCGACATCATCCCGGCCGGCTCGCGCATCCTCGGTGCGTATGTGTCGAACGCCGCGATGGGCGCGTCGGTCACGCTGGACGTTGGCCTGCGGGCCTGGACCAGCGATGGCACGGGCACCGCGGTGGATGCCGACGGCATCGTTGCTGCGCTGGCGGTTGCCTCCGCCGCCTCGGTGTTCAACGCCAGCGGCGCACTGGTGGCGGCCGGTGCCGAGTACGTGACCTCGGCACCCACCGAGCCGTACTTCACCCTGACCGGCGCGAACCCGACCGACGACGCCGACATCCGCGTCACCGTGCTGTACGTCGCCGCCTGACGCGCATCGCCCGCCGGTGAACGGGTAGCACCGGCAAAACGGAGGGGGCCCGAGAGGGCTCCCTCTTTCTGTTTCTGGACCCGAGGACGACATGAGCAGCAGTGCTATCTCGCTTTGCTCGAATGCCCTGCAGCAGCTGGGCGACGATCCCATCGCGTCGTTCTCGCTGAGCGAGGGCAAGCGGGCCCGACTGTGCGGCAACATCTGGCCGCAGGTGCGCGACTACCTGCTGCGCAAGCACGCATGGCCCTGTGCCCGCAAGCGGCTGATCCTGGCGCCCGAGACGACGGCGCCCACCTTCGACTGGGGCTATTCCTTCGTGCTGCCGGGCGACTGGCTGCGCAACCTGCAGGTGGGCCAGCGCGGTGAGCGGCCGAACTTCGAGCTCGAGGGCCGGAAGATCTACGCCGACACGGCCACGCTGTACCTGGTCTACGTGTGGCGCAACGAGGATCCGGCCCTGTGGGATTCGCTGCTGTGCGATCTGGCCTGCGCCGAGCTGCAGGCGCGGCTGGCCTACCCCATCACGCAGAGCGCCAGCCTGGCGCAGCTGAAGCGGCAGGAGGCCGACCAGATGCTGCGCGAGGCCAAGAGCATCGCCGGGCAGGACAACGAGCCCGAAGAGTGGGGCGACAGCCCGTTCACCGACGTGCGGTACTGACCCATGCGGCAGGACATCCTCAGCACCAACTTCTCGGGCGGAGAACTGTCGCCGCGCCTGTATGGCCGGCCCGACCTAGCCAAGTACGCCGACAGCCTGAAGCAGGCCCGCGACGTGGTGGTGATGCAGCACGGCGGCGTGCGCGGCCGCCCTGGCACCGACTACCTCGGCGAAGTGAAGGACAGCAGCAAGCTGACCCGCCTGGTGCCATTCGTGCGCGACCAGGACAACGCCTACGTGATCGAGATGGGCGACGGCTATGCGCGGTTCTGGAAAGATGGCGCGCTGCTGGGCGCCATCTATGAGATCGCCACGCCGTACACCACGGCGACGATCTTCAACGTCGACTTCACCCAGGGCGCCGACACCATGTTCCTGGCGCTGGGAACACTGCCGATCTACCGGCTGCGCCGCTTCTCTGACACGCGCTGGGTGATCGAGCCGGCCCCGTTCGACCCGGCCCCGTTCGATGCGATTGGCCGGCGGCAGGCGACTGCGATCACGCTGGGCGCCGTGTCCGGCAGCACCACGGCAACTGCAGCGGCGGCCGCGTTCCTGGCATCCGACGTCGGCCGCACCATCCAGCACAACGGCGGCGAGGCCACCATCACCGGCTTCACCAGCACGACGCAGGTGAACGTCACGGTCACCAGCACCTTCGGCAGCGTGACCCTGACAGCCAGCGAGTGGGTGCTGACGGCATCGCCGCAGACCACGTGCACGCCTACCGACAAGGACCCGGTCGGCAAGTCGACCACGCTGACCCTGGCCGCAGACGGCTGGCGCAGCGACGACGTGGGCCACTACGTGACCCTCAACGGCGGCCTGCTCAAGATCACCGGCTACACCTCGGCGACCCAAGTCTCGGCGCGGATCGAGTCGGCGCTGACATCCACCACTGCGGCCGAGGCCGACGCCTGGACGCTGGAGTCGGCGGTCTGGAATGCGCAGGACGGCTACCCCGCATCGGCCACGCTGCACCAGCAGCGCCTGGTGACCGGCGGCTCGTCGCGCTTCCCGCAGACGATCTGGGGCAGCCGGGCCGGGCTGTATTCAGACTTCACCAAGGGCGTGCTGGACGACGACAGCTACAGCTTCGAGCTGAGCAGCGACGAGGTGAACCCGGTGCAGTTCCTCTCGAGCAACCGGGACCTGGTCGTGCTGACCTACGGCGGCGAGTGGATTCTGAGCGGCGGCATCGAGAAGCCGATCACCCCCACCAACGTGCGCGCCACGCCGCAGGCCAAGGTTGGCAGCGCCAAGGTCCGGCCGGAGCAGATCGACGATGACCTGTACTACGCCCAGCGCGGGCTGTCGGCGCTGCGCACCCTGGGCTATGCGATCGAGGTGGGCGGCTACCGCAGCGGCGAGGCCAGCACCTTCAGCGAGCACCTGGTCTCCGGCGGTGTCGAGCAGATCAGCTACCAGCAGAGCCCGGAGCGCGTGCAGTGGGTGCAGAAGACGGACGGCACCTACCTGGCCGTGACGGTCTCTCGCGAGCAGGCGGTGCGGGCGTTCACGCTGTGCACGCCGGCCGCCGGCGGTGTGGTGGAGTCGATGGCCACCATCCCCGAGGGCGGCGAGGACAAGACCTACATGATCGTGCGCCGCACCATCAACGGCATGACGAAGCGCTACGTCGAGCGCATGAACTGGGACGGCTATCAGGACTGCCGCGTCACCAAGACGCCCGGCAGCGCGACGGTGACGGGCCTGGGGCACCTGGCCGGCGTCACGGTGTCGGCGGTGGCTGATGGTGTGGACCTGGGCAACTTCACTGTCACGGCCGGCGGCGAGATCACGCTGCCGCGGTCGGCGGCCACTGTCACGGTCGGCGCGCGCTTCACACCGCTGATCCGCCTGCTGCCGCCCGAGTTCGGCACCGGCATGGGCGCGGCTGCCGGCAAGCGGGTGATGACCGGGCAGACCAAGGTGCTGTTCAAGGACACGATCGGCTGCAACGTCAACGGCCAGCCGCTGGCGTTCCGCGAGTTCGGCGAGGATGTTCTGGACTCGGCCGTGACCGCCTTCAGCGGCTGGAAGGACATCAGCGACTTCGGCTGGTCGGTGGACGCCGGCGAGGTGGAGATCAGCCAGCCGCAGAGCTACCCCTGGACGGTGTTGGCTGTCGTGCGCCGCGTGTCGGCCAACCCCGGGTGATGCGCATGATCCGCGACGCCACCCCCGACGACATCCCGCGCATGGTCGAGCTCGGCCGTCTGATGCACGCCGAGAGCCCCAACTTCCGCGCCATGCGATTCGACGCCGACAAGCTGGCCGCAGCAGTGCGCTACGCGATCGACAGCCCGGCCGGGTTTGCTGGCGTGGCCGAGCGTGACGGCCAGGTGATCGGCGGGCTGGTGGCCATGGCCGTGCCGCACTACTTCAGCCCGGACAGCGTGGCCTGCGACCTGGCCCTGTTCGTTGCGCCCGAGCACCGCGGCGGGATGGCAGCCGCGCGGCTGGTGGCGGCCTACCGCGACTGGGGCAAGGCGCTGGGCGCAGTCAAGGTGCAGATGGGTGTCATGGCCGGCGTCGAGGCCTGGATGGTCGAGGCGCTGTGTGAGCGGCTGGGTGCGCGCCGCGTTGGCGTGGTGATGGAGTTCTGACGATGTGCGTTTCCCTCTCGCTTCTATCTGCGGGTCTTGGCGATGGCGCCTCTGCTGCGGAACAGCAGGCCGGCGGCCTGGCTCGGCAGGCTTCGGCGCAGGGCATTGGAGCGCTGGCCAGCCTGGCGTCCGGCGTTGTGCAATCCCGAGCCGCACGCACCGATGCAGGGCTGGCGCGCGCTGAAGGTCAGGCCCGGGCCAGGCGGGTGCGCACTGCTGGCGCCGCCGAGGTCGGGCGCTCACGCAGCGAGGCAGTCGGCGCCGGCGTGTCGCTCAACAGCGGATCGGTGCAGCTGGCCGAGCGGCAGATCTCGCAGAACGTCGAGCAGGACGCCCTGTCGGCGATCGCCACCGGTGCAAGCCGCGCCAGTTCGCTGGAGGCGCAAGGCCGCAGCGCAATGCTCAATGGCGCGCTGGGTGCGCTG